GCATAGGTGCCTTGATTCATTGAAACGCCGTTGACTATTTCTACATCAGCAGGGTGATCTTCCAACACCAGTATGTCTGCTGTGAGTAAAAACTCACGATTGGCCTGATCCAAGCTGGATGCAAACAGCTCGTGTGGCCATTCTACTGGATCATATGCGTACACAATCACTTCCAGATTGCCCATGCCCCACCTGGCTCTGTTCTTGAGATCGTAGTAGGGATCCGTACCAATGTACACTGCATAGCTATTCTTCAATCGTGCTGATCGCGCATAAGGACAGGGCGGAAATCCGCCCAGTGCAGGATGTGGAACTTCCACAAAGTTCACAATCCATTGTTCAATATCTTGTTTGACTTGATCTATGTTCAGCATGATGTTTTAGAAAAACGGCAGTCCTGATTTTTTAGTTGTTTCTAAATTGTCTTTGATGATTTCAGAAACAGCATTGCGTTCTTCAAAACTGAGATTTAATGCAGCCTCATAACTCAGGCCTCCGCGCATGTACCATACCATTTTTAACGCTTCTGATTTTATTGCTTTGGCCTCTTTGTCTAATTGGTCGACCCATTTGGAAATTTGGTCAGAGTCCAGTACTAGGAGGCGTCCGCGAAAAAACTTGTCATATCCAAGGTAATGGCCTGCAAGTAGTCTTTGGTACACTCGCCGCACACAATTTTTAATGGCTGCATCTCTGCTGCCAGTTTTGTTTCAATGATGTGATCTCTAATTTTACTGAACAAACGTCGATCACAATTTTTTAACATGTCTTCAATGTATTCCGGTTCACTGACCAATGCAGCCGGAGTTTTAACTGCCGCAATACTTTGTGCTAACGCACTGACTGTAATCTCTGTAATTTTCATCAATGCTGTACTGAGCGCAGACATTCGTTGGTCATCAGGCATGTCAGTGCCCGGTAAAATTTGTAGTATTTTTTGTTCTTCAAACTGACGTTGGTTATTTTCGTTAAGATTTCGGTAGGACATTGGTTTGAAATACACTTCAAGATCACCATCAAGTACAGGTTTTGAATAATCAGGTGCTCGCATATTTTCCAGCATGGTACGTAAATCAATTCCGTAGTCTGCTTCATTTTTACAATGTGGACAAGTGGTTGAAATTTCCATTGTGGTTCCGTAACTGGCCATGCGTATTGCAACTAGAATAGTATCCACATCCATGGCAGGAATGCTCCATGGATCTTTAATAGCAGGAATACAACTTTTGATAACATTGACCACTGCGTTGCCGTTGAACAGTGCGTCAGGTGTTCTGTAGGTGATTTCATCAATTGCAGTCATTGGATAAACCGGAAGTTCTTGATTCGCTGGCATTACAATTGCGCCTTCAGAATAATATTTTCCGCCACTGGGCAATTTAACATACACAGCCGGCTGTCTAAAATATTGTGTTAATGGGTTATTTGACATGATTTTTTCCTAGGTAAATATAGTTATGGCAAGTATGTACACCCCCGAAGAAATTGCAGAACTCAAAGCACGTGAAGCAGACGAAATAAAGCGTCTTGGCTCTGTCACCACTGAAACCAAAATGGCCATGATGGACATGTCCATTGGCATCAAAGGGGTCACTGCTAGTCTGAGCAAAGGCCTTGGACAACTGGGAACTTCTGCACTGGGGTTAACTAAACAACTGGCGGAAGGTGAAATTGGTGCATCGGTATTTAATAAATCCATTGGCGGAGTAGCAGATGCATTAGGAGATCTACTGGGATTGATTCCTTATGTAGGTGGAGCTCTCAAAACCCTGGTCAAGGGTGCAAGTGAGTACACACAGGCTGTAAACAAACAGGCAGATTTGCTATACAGCAATTATCAAAAAATGTCCGAAATGGGTGCCACAGCAGCCGACGGCATGCAAGGTGTTTATGATAATTTAAAACGCATGAATTACGGTACCGACGAATTAGATAAGTTTGTCAGTATTGTCAAAGAAAACTCAATAACATTGGCCAATTTTGGCGGCACAGTAAGTCAAGGCCTTGGCCAAATGGCTGCGGTGTCTTCGTCTATACAACAGAGTAACATGGGTCGCCAGTTCCGAGATATGGGTATTAGTGTTGACGAGGTCAATAAAGGTATTGTCAGTTATACAAAAATGCAGATGCTGTCAGGTGCTCGGCAAAAAATGTCTGCAGAACAACAAGCAGTGGCAGCGGCCGCCTACATCAAAGAAACAGATTTATTAGCAAAAATTACCGGCAAGAACAGAGAACAACAGGAACAGTCACGCGAAAGTGCATTGGCAGAAGAACGCTATGCTGCCTACAAAGCAGAATTAGAGCAACGTGCTGCCATGGGAGACACAGCGGCTGCAGAACAACTCAAACAAGCTGAAGCCACACAGATCATGCTGGACAAAGTGGCTCCTGAAACACGCAAGGGTTTCTTGAACATATTGTCAGGTAGTTTGAATACTCCAGAAGCGCAGAAGTTGCTGTTGACAATGCCCAACGCGGCCGCAGTTGCAGGAAAAGAAACGTTTACGCAGGCTGAATTCATGGCAGCCGCACAGAAAGATGCAGCAGCAAATGTAACAGGTTACGCCAAAGATTTGGCCAAAATGGGTGTTAACAATGAGACGTTTATAGGCTTCCAAGAACAAAACAAACTGGTGGCCATGAAAGCAACCGGCACAGTTGAAGAGCAGTTGGCGGCAGCTAAAGAACAACAAAACGTTACAGACAAAACCACGCAGAACATGACAGATCTGCAGGATGCCAATCGCGCATCGCGTGATAAATTGCAAGATTTAATCAACGCTGGTATAACTCCTGTTACAACTGGAATGAAAGGGCTGGCCAACGCCACTGATGCAACCATTGAAGCCATGACCAAGATGGCCAATGCGGCAGGCGTTACAACCAAAAAACGTGATGAACCTGGGGCTGCCGCGCAGGCCGCACCAAGACCAGGCACTTCGCCTACTGCGGGTGGTGGCAGCGGTGGTGGTGGGGTTGGCGGCTTCTTGAGTGGACTCTTTGGTGGTGGTGGTAAACAAGCACCTGCTGCTTCGGGCGGAGGTGCAGGCTCAACAGCAGTCAAGCCAGCGGCAGCCAAGCCAGCGGCAAGTGCAGGTGGAGGTGCAGGCGGAGCGACCCCGGCAAAACCTAGTCCTCGGCCTCCTGAAGGATCTGGCTCTGCTTCGGCCGCTGAAAAAGTTGATTTAACAAAAATATTAAAATTTACTGCTAAATCTGGCAGCCAACAAAACTTTGAAGCGTTAAATTCTACATTTAAAGATTCCGTCATTGCCGCTGCAACTGAATATAACAAATTGACCGGCGGTGTGTTACAGATCAACAGTGCCAAACGAGATCCTGAAGATCAACAAAGAATATGGGACGAATCAGTGGCAGCTGGCAGAACTGGTAAAACTGCCAGCGGCATGCCTATTGGTAAACCGGGACGAAGTTTACACGAACGAGGCGAAGCAGTTGATATTCAAAATTATCAAGATCCAGCGGCTGTGTCTGCTCTTGCAAAATACGGGTTAACGCAGAAAGTACCTCAAGATCCTGTGCATTTTCAAGCTGCCAACGGTGGCATAGTTCCTCCGTTGCCGGGTGGAGCAAATGTACTGGCAGGCGAAGCCGGGCAGTCTGAAGCAGTGGTTCCATTGCCGGATGGCAAGACAATACCAGTGCAAATGGTCGGCAATGAAGAACAAATGAGCATGATGACAGCACAACTTGATAGACTAGACCAAATGGTACGCATAATGCAAGCTCAAGTGGGCGTGTCAGAGCAATTATTGAAGTATGCACAGTGATCACGGTAAATATTGCTGTACGCAAAAGGAACAATTAAATGGCTGAAACAGAGAATGGTCGTAAACGCGGGTGGATGAAATATTTCAAAGTGGCCGCAGGTGACGCCAATGGCCAACTGAGTCCTATCTCTGGGCGCAATCAATCTGGCCTGCCGGGCTACGATCGCCAAAATGGCTACACTGGCAACGCCGGAACAGGTAATGATTTTGCATTCCGCAACTATGCCAGTAGACTGCCTGAAGTGTATTCTGGTCACCCCAATCGTATTGAGCGTTATAATCAGTATGAAAACATGGATCTTGATTCGGAAGTCAATGCATGTTTGGACATCATTGCAGAATTCAGCACACAGAACAACGAAGATAACAACACACCCTTTGATATCACATTCAAAGATACTCCCACTGATCACGAAGTAGAAATCATTAAAAAGCAGTTACAGCAATGGACCAAACTGAACAAGTTGGATCAGCGCATGTTCAAACTGTTCCGTAACACCATCAAGTATGGCGATCAGTTGTTTGTGCGTGATCCAGAAACATTTGAAATGTACTGGGTTGACATGGTCAAAGTCAGTCGTGTGATTGTGAACGAATCAGAAGGCAAACGTCCTGAGCAGTACATTATTCGTGACATTAACCCCAACTTTCAAAATTTAAGTATTGCACAAAAAACCACCAGCGACTACTATGTGAGCCGATCAACAGGTAGTACAGGACAAACCAACTACTCAAGTCCCAGTGGTGGATCTGGTGGTGGAGCCGGTGGCACTGTGGGCAACAGTAGATTTGCACAGGCCATGAATGAAACCTGTATTGATGCCAAGCACGTGGTGCACCTGAGCCTAAATGAAGGCTTGGATTACTTTTGGCCATTTGGACAAAGTATTTTAGAAAACATCTTCAAAGTTTACAAACAAAAAGAACTGCTGGAAGACTCTGTGCTGATCTATCGTGTGAGCCGTGCTCCAGAACGTAGAGTGTTTAAAATTGACGTGGGCAACATGCCCAGCCACATGGCCATGGCCTTTGTTGAGCGTGTTAAAAACGAAATGCACCAGCGTAGAATTCCCACTGTGAATGGCGGCGGCGCAAACTTGATGGATGCTAGTTACAATCCATTGAGTATCAACGAAGATTACTTTTTCCCACAAACAGCAGACGGACGTGGTTCTAGTGTAGACACCCTACCCGGTGGTACAGGACTGGGCGAAATTGATGATTTAAAGTACTTTAACAACAAAATGGCCCGTGGCCTGCGTGTGCCATCAAGCTATTTGCCCACCGGACCCGACGACTCGGACCGTGCAATGAACGACGGAAAAGTAGGCACAGCACTGATACAAGAGTATAGATTCAACCAGTATTGCGAACGTTTACAGCGTTTAATCATGCAAAAACTTGATGATGAATTCAAGATGTTCATGAAATGGCGTGGTTTTAACATCGATAACAGTATTTTTGATATTGTGCTAGGTCCGCCACAGAACTTTGCCAGTTATCGTCAAGCAGAAATGGACACCAGCCGTGTGAGCACATTTGGTGCACTAGAGCAATTGCCCTACATGAGTAAGCGTTTCTTGATGGAACGTTACTTGGGATTGAGTCAAGAAGAGATTGTAGAGAACGAAAAACTCTGGCGTGAAGAACGTGATCAACCTGAGTTAAGTACTACACAAGGACAAGATCTACGCAGTATTGGCATCACTCCAGCAGGCATGGAAGCAGATATCAACACCGGTGAAGAACTGGCAGCAATGCCTCCTGCAGGCGCACCCGATGCAGGTGCCTTGCCAGGTGCACCAGCAGGTGCAGGAACAGCACCCACAGCAGTTCCACCACCACCGACAGCATAAATAAAAGATCATGATCTTAAACGAACTTTACCACCGTGAACCTGAAGGCTACCAAGATGTTGCTCAAGACAACAGTCAGCCTCAAAAGAATCAGCTGCGTAAGACTCGTTTGACATTGCGACAATTGAGCAAGCTACGTCAGATGCAAGATGTTCGTAGCTTTGAATACAAAGAAAAGCTCAAAGATGTCCGTAAGCAGTATGCCCCACCAGCCGCTCCTGCCGGCTTATAATATATATTCGTTATAGCATACGTCGCATAAATAACATTTATGCGACTACCAACACCAGTGAATGAGTTGTATCTTAACAGATATAAATCATTATTAGAACATTACACATACACATCAGATTACCCTGAGATACATCATATCTGTCCTAAGTCGCTGGGCGGTAGAGATTCTCCTGATAACTTAATATCAATCCCATCAAGAGTGCATTTTGTTGCCCATTGGATGCTATGGAAAGCATATCAAACAGACGAGTTAGCCTATGCGTTCTGGGCAATGTGCCACCAAAAGAAGCGCGGACAAGAAAACCGCTACACAAAAATAAACAGCAAAACTTACGAGATACTTAAGAAAAGACGAAGTATAGTTATTAGCAATAGTAACACTAATCGCTGGAAAAACAAAGAGTGGGCTGAAAAAATGAAAGCCACTATGCGCAAGGCAGCAACAACACCTGTTGAAAAAGAAAGAAGAAGTAAACAGGCAATACTAACAAATAATAAACACAAGACTGCTAACAGTAATAGTATGAAAACGTTGTGGGCCAATGACGCCTGGGCATCAGAACAAAGAAAAAAATTCTCACTGGGTGCCGTAGCAAAAATTAAGCCTGTTATAGTTGATGGAATAGAATACCCACTGGTGTTAGACGTTGCTAAAAAATATCGCATAAGTATATCAACTGTAAGACAGCGAATACGAAGTAATACACCACAGTTCAGTGGATGGATGTATGCTCCCCCGGCCGCCCCTCCAGGCCTTTAAAATCTAGTCAAATTCACCAGTTTTGACGTCTAAATATGCTCAGTTTACTACTTTTGTGTAAGTAGTAAACATGAGCCATAACCTTTGGAGGAAACAATATGACATCAAAATTTGAACAGTTAATTGAATTCGTAATTAACGATGAAGAAGCAAAAGCTAAAGAACTTTTCCATGATATCGTTGTTGAGAAATCGCGCGAAATCTACGAAAGTCTAATGGAAGAAGAAGAAGAAGAATTAACTACTGAAGAAGTTGACGAAGGCATGGAAAACGACGGCGATGCTGCTGACGATTTGATCACCGACGTAGAAACTGAAGAAGAAGGTCTTAGCGAAGAAGACGACATGGATGCTGAGTTTGACGACGAAGCAGAAGAAGCCGGTGATGATTTAACAAAAGACATCGAAGGCGACCATGACAACGAAGGCGATATTGAAGATCGCGTAGTTGACCTAGAAGACAAATTAGACGAACTAATGGCTGAATTTGAAGCCATGATGGGCGGCGAAGGTGGCGAAGAAGAACAAGAATTTGACATGGATGCTGGCGGTGACGCTATTGAAATGGATGACACATCTGAAATTATGCCAGAAATGGGCATGATGGAAGCTGTAAGTTTGTCCAAAGTAGCTCCTGCTAAAATGGGCGACGACGGTGCCAACACCAAAAGTGTAGTACCACAGAACTCAGGTGCCAAAGGTATGCAAGGTTCCCCAGTTAAGATGACTGGTGACACTGCACAAGGCCGTCCTGCTCCATCTGTAAAAGATATGGGCATGACAACAAGTCCTAAACAAGGTGCCGCACCAAAGCCAGTGACAACACAGGCTGCAGGCGTAAACACTAAATCTCCAGTATAAGAGATTATGGCTCGTTACCTACAAGAACACTTGACATTCTCACAAGCGCAGGTCGAACTGCTGAGTGAGGATGCTCAGGATGGTTCTGGTAAAACCCTTTACATGCAAGGAATTTGCATTGAAGGTGATAAACGCAATGCTAATGAAAGAATATACCCTGCTCACGAAATTCGTAAAGCAGTTGGCACTATTAATGAACAACTTAAAAGTGGCAATTCGGTATTGGGAGAAGTAGATCATCCAGATGATCTTAAGATTAACCTAGACCGTGTGAGTCACATGATTGATAAAATGTGGTGCGACGGTGCAATTGGTTATGGAAAATTGAAGATATTACCAACGCCAATGGGACAACTGGTTAAAACCATGTTGGACAGCGGTGTTAGATTAGGTGTTTCAAGTCGTGGGTCAGGAAATGTCGACGACAGAACAGGACATGTCAGTGATTTTGAAATCGTCACTGTAGATGTAGTTGCACAACCCAGTGCTCCAAATGCATATCCCACAGCAATCTATGAAGGACTCATGAACATGAAGTATGGTCATAGACTGTTGGAAGTAGCACGTGAAGCCGGTGCGGACAACAAGGTACAAAGATATTTGAAAAGTGAAGTAGTAAAGCTGATCAAAGATCTTAAAATTAGGGAGGAATAAGCATGTTAGATGCTATTAAACCGTTACTAGATAGCGACTTGATCACCGAGGAAACTCGCCAGGAGATCAACGAAGCTTGGGAAGCCAAGCTGGTTGAAGCTCGTGAACAGGCTCGTGCAGAACTCCGCGAAGAGTTTGCACAACGCTATGAACATGACAAAACAGTGATGGTGGAAGCCCTAGATCGTATGGTAACAGAAGGTCTCACTACGCAAATTCAAGCCGTTGCTGCCGAAAAAGCACAATTGGTAGAAGATCGCGTTAAGTTCCAAGGCAAGATGAATGAAAGTGCTACAAAGTTCAACAACTTTATGGTTACTAAACTTGCTGAAGAAATTAGCGAACTGCGTAAAGATCGTAAGCAGCACAATGAAGGACTCCAGAAATTGGAAGGCTTTATTGTTCATGCATTGGCTCGCGAAATTCAAGAATTCGCAACTGACAAACGTGATGTTGTAGAAACAAAAGTTCGTCTAGTACGTGAAGCACGTGGCCAATTGGAAGCATTGAAAGCACGTTTCGTAACAGAATCTGCACAGAAAATGAGCCAATCTGTTAGCCGTCATCTAAAGGCTGAACTCAGTCAATTACAAGAAGACATTAAAGTTGCTCGCGAGAACAATTTTGGTCGTCGTATCTTTGAAGCATATGCAAGTGAATTTGGTGCTACTCATCTCAATGAGAAGGCAGAAGTACGTAAATTACACGATACAATTGCAAACAAAGATGCAAAATTGGCAGAAGCCATCAAACTTATTAGGAATGCAAAAGTTCTTAATGAGTCAAAAGAGCGTGAAATACGAATGATCAAAGAGTCTAATGAGCGTGAAAGCACATTGGCCGATTTACTGGCTCCTCTTAACAAAGAGAAGCAAGATGTCATGCGTAATTTACTCGAAAGCGTCCAAACTCCACGTTTGAAAAACGCATTTGAAAAGTATCTACCGGCTGTTCTAACCGACCGCTCTGTAAAAGCCTCTAAAGTGATTACAGAATCCGTGTCAGCAGTCACCGGCGATAAATCTGCCCGTAGCCAAATTGAAGACGACAGTGCTGAATCTAGCAATGTTATCGACATCAAGCGTTTGGCAGGGTTAAATTAATTTAAAAGGAGACATTAAATGTCACAACAATTATTAGAAGGTCGCTGGGACGAGACCAAGGAAGCATTGCTCGAAGGTCTAAATGGTTCTAAGCGCACTAGTATGAACGTTATTCTTGAGAATACACGTAAGTACTTGAAAGAAAACGCAAGTGCTGGTTCCACAGCATCTGGCAACATCGCCACACTAAACCGTGTGATTCTACCAGTTATCCGTCGTGTAATGCCAACAGTTATTGCTAACGAGTTGGTAGGCGTTCAGCCAATGACAGGTCCAGTTGGTCAAATCCACACCTTGCGTGTGCGTTACGCCAACAGCTTGACTGACAACTCAGCTGCCGCAACTAGTGTTACAGCTGGTCAAGAAGCATTGAGTCCATTCACTATTGCTACTGCATACTCTACAGTTGGCAAAGATACAACATCAACATCAACTTACACAGGCGCTAACACAGCAACGCTTGAAGGTAACGGCGGCAAGCAAATTTCCGTTCAAATCTTGAAGCAAGCAGTTGAAGCCAAGACACGTAAGTTGCAAGCACGTTGGACATTTGAATCTGCACAAGACGCACAAGCCATGCATGGTATTGACGTTGAAGCAGAAATCATGGCAGCTCTTGCACAAGAGATCACTGCTGAGATTGACCAAGAGATTCTCTTGAGTTTGAGCACATTGGCTGCTGTTGAGTACACATACAACCAAGCTACCGTTTCTGGTACTGCTACGTTCGTAGGTGACGAACACGCTGCTTTGGCAGTGTTGATCAACCGTACAGCTAACTTGATCGCCCAACGTACACGTCGTGGCGCAGGTAACTGGGCTGTTGTTTCACCAGCCGCATTGACAGTGTTGCAAAGTGCAACTACTTCTGCGTTTGCTCGCACAACAGAAGGCACATTCGAAGCACCTACAAACACCAAGTTTGTTGGTACATTGAACGGTGCTATGCGTGTATTTGTTAACTCCTATGCTAGCGACACTGCTAACGTATTGGTTGGCTACAAAGGTACTAGTGAGGCAGATGCTGCCGCATTCTATTGCCCATACATTCCTCTAATGAGTTCTGGTGTGGTTCTTGACCCATCAACATTCGAACCAGTCGTGTCATTTATGACTCGTTATGGCTTCGTAGAGTTGACAAACACTGCAAGTTCTTTCGGTAACGCCGCTGACTATGTTGGCGAGATTGCTGTTCAAAACTTGTCATTCTCCTAATCAGAGAATCCACCCCAGGGATGGGAAGGAAAAAAAGCACTCTTCGGAGTGCTTTTTTATTGGGTATAAATATTGGTATGATCAACCAAATAAAATATTCAGGCTTATTTCCTGAGAAACATGAGAGTCCAGTGGGAACAACCTTGGGTTTACCACAACCTAAGCCTGTTGCTCCTGTTGTGCCTGTGCAAATGCAACCTGTTAAATCTTAAACAATTTCAAGTGTAACTTGATTCGTTCAACCACTGTGTCCCAGTCACCTATTTGGGGTTGACGGAACAATCTTGCAGTGGCATACCACGGCGTGTCGTCTCTGTTTAACAGCCAGCGCCAGCAAGGTGCATAGTTGTTCAGCATGATCCAAGTGGGCTTGCCTAATGCGGCAGCAAGATGTGCAGTGGCAGTGTCCACACTCACCACCACATCAAGATTTGTAACCAATGCGGCAGTGTCAGCAAACGAGTTCACACCACCTGGAAAACAGCGTACTCCTGCTGAGACTAGTTCTTTTTCTTCCTCAGTAGTACAGTCAGTTTGTAAATTATACCATTCGTAATCTGCATGTGATTGAATCAAGCTCAACATGGTCGCAAACGGCATGGCCTTGTGCTGATTGATCCAACTGTCACGTCGGCCTGACCAGGCAAAGCCCACTCGTAGACGATTCTTTACACCTAAATTCCTGCGCCAGTCTGCAACCAATGCAGGGTCAGGATTTAGATATTGAATCACAGTGGGCAAGTTGTCTACACGAACGTTTAACTTGCCGGGCAAGCTCATTATGGGAAGCCAGTAATCAAATACATCACCTGGATTTTCGGCATAACCAATCACCCGAACTCCACGGCCAATTTCACTGGATTGTATCAACGGAATCAATCCGTTGGTCACTTGCACTGTGACTGTGCCACCAATGTTTTTTAAGTTCTGTATGAATCTCACAAACTGAATAATATCACCGTGGCCTTGTTCGCCACGAATAAAAATTGTTTTACCTGTTAAATCTTCACCGTTCCACACAGGCCAAGGATAGTTGGGAATTGTACCTTTTAAATGTTCAAAATTATGCCGTGCTTCATAGGCAGGCCAGCCACGTACATAGTCACCACTGAGTAAGTAAGCCACTGACAAATTAAAATGATGTGTTACATTGGCTGGATCAAGTTGAATGGCACGTTGTAAAAACGGAACAGCACCCACAGGATCGCCTATCTCTCTTAACACATTGCCGTAGTTGTTGAACGCACCCGATGAGCCTCTGTCCGTGGCCATTGCTGTTGCGTACTGTTGCAGTGCCTGTTCAGGCAGGTGTTGTTCTCTGTAGGTATTGCCTTGAGCAATAAGTTGTTCTGTGTTTTGCATGACAATATTTACGTGTTATGTTGACACTGCAAAAATATCAATCGCTCATAAATACTTGTCAACGCAATCATGCGTTTTATGCAGGCTTAAGACCTCTGCGTAGCGGCTAGAACCCGCATCGGACTTCTTTAAGGAGAAAACAAAATGGGTCGTCCTCTAAAAATACAAAAATATTCAACTGGCTCCAGTATCACTGGTGGCGCAGTAGCAATTGATCAAGCATATCCTCCGTTTGACGCTCCAACGTCAATGGACACAAACACTGTTGTTTTGCCAACACCTGCAACTTCACCACTGCCATTCACCGGCGTGGTTGGTGGCCTACAAGGTGGCGCTGTCAGCACAACATATCCCATTGTTGAAGTGACTGGCAACATTCAGAACAGTTATACAGGCAGTGCCAGCAGTGTGATTCTGCGCCAAAAAGGTGCTCATAAATTCCTAGTGGCCACTGCCGCTGGTATTGATCCTGCAAATGCAGTGATTGGTGCAACACCCACTGTGGCATTGCGTATTCTTAC